TTGGTCAGCGCAAGGTGGGTGTCGATCTGGCCATGGGTGTTGGTGCCGATATTGGACAGCTGAGTATGGTCGCTGGTGTTGATGTAATTGCCGGGATTGATATTGGTGGCACCCTGATCTTGGGTCCAGTCAATATGCTCGTTGGCAGAAACACCTTGGAGATTGTTATGAGCAACAATCGCCTCAATCTCAGCAGCTGTTTGATCGGCGGCTGCACCGTCCTCGACGTTCAGAATGGAGCGGACCTGAGCGGCGGTGAGATGCTCAGGATTTCCCGCTCCCACAGAAGCACGGCCCAGAATACGGTTCTGGGCTACATCTAGAACAAGGTCAACTCCAGCCTTTAATGCAGTGCTGTTGTCGTTGGTCTTTCCGAACGCTACATACGGAGTATCGCCCGTTCCATCACCGGGAACCGTGCCTCGATTGACGAGGCTCAGGGTAACAGCCATGTCTCACCTCCTTACGTGATGGTGAGGATATTGCCGTTGCCTGCGCCGTTGGCTCCAAAATCTATGGTCAGCGATTCGCCGTCGTTCAGCGTCAGTGCCGAACCGTAATCGTAGTAACCGATGAGCGGGTCAGCCTTCGCCACCGTGTCGAGGTTGAAAATCGACAGGAACTGGAAAGGCCCAACACTGCCGCCACTCGCCGTCAGAGTCTGGTCTGACGCTTCGAGGGCAAACGTACCCGTAGTATGGGCGCTGGCCGTGATCGTGATGTTCAACGAAGTCGGCTGTCCGCTCAAGTTGGTGTACGAGATCGGAGTCGGAAGGTCCGTCAGGACGGCATCAAGAGATACGCTGGGTTCGGTGCTTGTCAGAGAAAACCGCAGCTGATCGCCGCCGACACTCAAATCGTGTACGGCGTGAGCCAAGTCCTGCACGAAGATTTGGAATTTATTCAGGGTTGCCATTCATCAATCCTCATTGTAATACAGGGTGATCATTATCGAATCCACAGTGCCTGACTTAGCCGTGGTTTCTACCCACAGATACGAGTTCGCCACAATCGTCGGGTCATCGAAAGTGGTGATTTCATCGCCAGAGGTTACGCTTGTCGTTGTGGTTCCACCAGTGACGATCTCGCTTCCAGCTGCCGATCTGTCCGTCCCGTGACGAATAGTCCATGTCAAAGACGGGGTCGCGCTACCCACGAGGACAGCGCGGAGCTTGTACACCGTGCTTGCCGTGTCGAGGAAGAAGAACGAAATGTCCTCTCCACCCGTGGGCAGCTCGATGGTGATTGACTTCAATTCCGGATCGTTTTGCGCGACAAGCTCACGGGTCGTTCCATCCGACTTCTTCATCCGGAGGTTTCCGGTGGCTTCATCTGCGTAGATACTGATCTTGTCCGACGGTGGCGCGGGTGGTTCTGCTCCCTTCAGCAATAGAAATTCGCTCATATCACTATCACCTTGCCTTCAATGTCGACGATCCCTTCAATATCGAATCGGTTATAAACAATCAGCTGGTATTCTACCGGAATATCAACGCGTTCGCTCTCACTCACAACCTCTTTTACAAGCGGCCATTTCATGACCGTCTCGCCCAGCTGCTGCCGGAGATCGTGAAGCGTCGACCTGTTCAGATATCGCTTCACACGCCTTCCTGAGTCAGAGTGATTGAACGAGTGATCTGGCTACCTGAATCGCCGTTTTTGCGGATACGGATGATGATCGTACACGTCCGTGTTCCGGTGGACGGGACGAAAGACAGGTAAAAACGCCGCGTGGTTCCCAACGTCTGGAAGTTTGCCGCGCTGCCTTCGGGCGGTGCGCTGGTGAGAGGCGTCCCGCTGATCGTGTAGTAATACTCGTAGTTTGAACCTGCTCCCGCAGATGGCGCGGTGCTTAGCCAGTCATTGGCATTGTCCGCTAGCCACGAACCACCGGCACTGGTCTTCAGGGTGTCGCCATCATTCTGTAGCTCGAACCCACATTCAGGCTGTGACCCCACATCCGTGGTGTTGATACTCCACGGCGAAGTGGGAAACGAAATAGACACCAGATCATCATTGATATCACGGAACAGCTGGGCAAGGTCAGTGCCTCCCGACTTAAATCCAACATTCGCCCGTGGCGTCCCGTCTCCAATGGCTTCGTAGAGGTTCGAGATGTCAATGCCACCATCGTCGTAGTTCACGTCGGCGCGTTTCGTGTTCACACGCGACATGAACATCGAAGCAAAGTCTGTGCCGCTGGATTTGTAGCCCATTACGCTACCTCGTACTCCGGATGTTCATGAGCAAACAGCAGCTCTTTCACGACCAGCATCAGCGGCAGGACCAACCGGGAATAGTCGATACCGACTGCCTTGCCATTCTTGTCGTAGCTCACCGCTTCGGGAAGGATGTCGCCCACTTCGTCAGCGAACAGGCCCAGCTGCGGTGCATGGCTTGGCTCGTCGTTCAGGGTGTACGCGAAGGGTGCAAAGTTGCGGACAAAGTCAAAGGCCCGTGACCACTCCAAGTAATACTGAAGCGTCTTCTTGTCCCGCGCTGAAGTCGCATTGAACGTCGGTGCCGTGACCGTGCCAGTGAATGTCGGGCTACCGTTGCGTACGGTTGACCCGGTTCCTGTCGAGGTCGTAACGCCCGTTCCACCCTGCGATACACTCAAGACGCCTGACGTGATATCGCCAGCATCTATGTTGGCCAGCGCGTGTGTATGGCTGTCGGCGGTGGTGCCGTTGGCTGTTGCACTCGTACACGTACCCGGAGTACCCATGTTCAACGTGAGGCTTACCGGGTTCGTAGTATCTGTTCCACCGCCCGTCAGGCCGCTGCCAGCAGTGACGGTAACCTGAGAAATGTCGCCATCGCCATCACCCGTACCTGCTCCGATAAGAGATCGGATTTCAGCTCCGGTGATCCCCGTATTCAATGACGGGGTTGCTCCGTCTGACAGGATGGCCGGAACGCCACCAGACGACAGGCCGTCGAGGGTGGTCTTGTCAGACGCGGACATGATGCCAGCCTGTGCCGTACTGGCCAACGGCAGGTTGACGTTCGTTCCTGTGGACGAGGTGACTTCGAGGGTCGAAGCATCTCTGGTCCCGATAGCAAGGTTCGTGTTGGAGAACGCCCCGCCAATCAACTGTGTGACGCGGCCATGCTTGTCGATGGTGACCGAATCAATGCCGCCCGATATGGTCTGTGCTGTACCAATGGTGGCCAACTTGATATCGCCCGTGACGGTGATCGGGTCGGAGGTTCCAGACAAGCCTTCACCAATGTCGATGCTTGTCACCGTTCCTGTTCCGCCGCCACCATCGCCACCGGGGATCGTGGCAGTCAGGTCGGCCCCCGTGGTCCTCGACAGCGTCAGAACACGTGACACGTCATTGAACGTCATCGCGTCAAAGACTTGGCTGAAAATAGCCGCGTCTGTTCCAACCGCTCCAGCAGCCAATCCAGTGATCCGGTTCGACCCCATGGCCAAGTCCGCCCTCATGGTGGTCAGTCCATCGAGGTTCAGACAAGCAGAGATGCCATCGGCCAAATCCTGATCATGGTAGTCGTGACGGTCAGCACGAATCTTGATCGGCGTTGGGGTGTTGTTCTTGTCGTCTTGCCAGACAGTCTGTCCGGTAGAGCCAACATCATTTGTCCGGATAAACTTATTTTGTGCTACGTCCCATGGCATTTTTCAGTCCTCAGTGTGCGCCAGCCAGTGAGTATCTCAGTCCTGTTGATCTCCAGATCACGCTCTCACTGATCAGCGCGAATCTCACGAGCAATGATACACCGTATCCAGACGCTGACACATTCTGCCAGCCCTTGGTTGTCAGCCCGGTAGCATCATCATCAGCCCAGTCGGCTAAGTCCCAGTCAGCCACGTCCCAGACCGCTGCATTGATCGACGCAGGGACGCCCAGAGGGGCCAGTACGGGCGTTTCGTAATCGGCGTAACCGCTCAGCTCAATCAGGGATGGTTTTGGGTGTGTGGAGACAATCTGGGCCGCTACGAGGTGTTTCTGTGTTCCGGGGTTCTCCATCTGCTGGTATGCGTACAGAGCGGTGAACTCAATCTGGGCGCCCAGATCAGATGTACCCTCCAGAATCGACAGCACTTTGCCGTCGACGGCTCCACCATACAGACGCTCTTGGTGGACACACATGGTGATGGCGTTGATCCCGGTGAACTTGCACCACCGCTTTGTCACTGAGTTCATTACGTGCTGCTGGAAGGTGTCGTCTGAAATCGGCACGTTGAACAGGAACAAACCATCACGCTGAAACAGAGTGCATTCCCACCCGTAATTGTCGCCATACGTTGCAGTGGCGTCCGTGACAGCAGAGTGGATCAGCTGCGAGAAGGCCGTAACGTCTGAGGTCCGGCCCTGCTGCAAGATCGTGGACAGGGCTACATAACCGTCTTTGGTCATGATGATCGTGTCCGCGCCGTACTTGGCGTAGCCACGTATCGAAAGCGGTTCTGCGGTCACGTACCGCCCAACCATTTCCCAGTATCCACCTGTTTCTGGATCATCGCCCTGATAGACAATGACCTCGCCCGTGGAGAACACAAAGACGATGTAGTCATCGCGCCCATCGCCGGAGTCAGCCTGTGTCCACGTGGCAATGATCTGGAGCTTGCCGCCCTGCTGGGCGAACGTGCCAAGGTCGAACTTCTTCAGCGTTCCTTCGTACGCACCCGCCTGTGCGTAATAGAACGCGTTGTCATCGTCTTTCCAGTAGTACGCCCTGCCTTTGAATACCTCGACGCCAATGAAGTCGATGCCCACGGTATCGGAGTCAATCAAATCCCTGATCGTGGTGCCGTCGTAGACCTGTGCATTGTCGGTTCCGTTGCAGAGCAGCAAGACACTGTTCTCGTCCGCCTTGCGGAAGTTCGAGCATTGCCACTTGCTGTTGCTGTACGTGCTGGCCGCAGCAATCTGGGTCACGGTGGGGTCGGAATTAATCGACCAGATACCACCGTTCGAGGCAGCAATCAGCTGTTTCGTTGTCAGGCCGTTGAACGAGAAGACCGTTTCTACCGGAGCTGCCGTACCCAGATCAACGTATGTATCGGTGCCACGGCGGGTATCGCAGCGGCCTGCGCCGGGAATGATGTTGTCGAGGATAATGGCCGCAGTCGGCGGCATGTTGTCCTTCGCGTGAAACGCATTCCAGCCTTCGATTGGTGCGTCGAGTGAAATGAGTTGTGAAGGCATTCTTTACGTCCTGTACAGCGGGTAATACGGGTCGCGCCTCGTGGTTTTGGGACGGCTGCTGATCTTCTGAGCGCCACTTGTTTTGGCAATCTCGCGGTTCATTCGTGCGTAGAACTTCATCAGCCACTTGTCGGCCTGAACCAGTTCCTTGGCATCGGCCCATGCTGCCTTGATTCCCTGAATAAGCATCTGGTCATTCAGGACGAAGGTATCCGTATCAGCGGTGAACAGCTCTTTGCCTGCTCCGGCCTCGCTGCGGATTACCCATTTGGATATGTACTCAAGGTCGAGAATCTTTCCGGGGTCCGTTTCTGCGACTTCAAATACATTGCCATAAAAGCGACCACGAACCGCGCCAGCTGAAGAGAGAGAGGAAAACTTCAGCTGATACCAGCATCCATCATGCACAGGGGCATCGACGGGACGGGAACCGTCACTCTCCCAGACAGAGCCGGGAACCATTGCGGAGTAGTCGCTTGGAAGCGTGTATCTTGTTTGATTGTCTTGCAACTGGATTTGGTGGACTGTGCGAAGCGGCGTCCATGGATAAAAGTCCACGATCTCAGAGACCACCATGTTCGCAATGGAGACCATTTGCTTGTCATCCGGATCGGTGCTGTTCACAAATGAAGACCGCGCAAGAAACGTCGATTGCGTCAGCACCTCATTGAGCATGTCTTTCAAGTTCATGGTCTACCTCACAGGGTGAGCGTGACGGTCCACTCGTCCTTTATTCTTTGATAATCGTGTTCGCGTCGAGCTGGCGCATCCCCTTGGGGAGTTCCTGACTCTGCTTCGCTTCTTCCGCTGGCTTCAGGTTCTCGTCGTCCGACATGATCAGCGTGTTGCTGTCCACGTACCTCATGCACATGGCTGGCTTCGGGGAAGACTTCGTCTCTGCTTTCTTGGTGGTGCGTTTCTTCGCTGGCATGGTTCTGTTCCTCTATGGCTTTGTTCAGTGCTGCCGCTGATCTCTTTGCGTATTCAAGATGCTCCGGCACCTGTGACCCTGCCAACTGGTCAAGAGTCAGGATGCCATAATCACGCAGCTCCTGTAAGTGGGCGAGATCAAGGTTCGGGATGATCTCGATGCCGGGTTTCTTTGACTGCTCCCGGCTGGCCAGAAACGCCCGGTATTCATCGGCGTATTCAATTACATCAGCCTTTTGAGCTTCATACGAAACAGAGTCCCGTACGCCCGGTGCTTTCAGCAGGATATAGACCTTCTTGTCGTAGACCCTCCGCCCTGCTTTATTTGATTCTTCAACATTGAGAACGGCCTGATCGAAGAACACAGCGCGTGGTTTGGGCTGCTCTCCGATGACCAGTTTCTCCAGTTCTCGTTCACTCAGTTCCATACATTCCTCCACAGTGGGTCGGGGCGGCGGTGGAGGACGCCGCCCCTTCCCGATTTTCTCTGACCGGAGTCAGAGGTGGTACTGATTACGATCCGTCGTGCCACAGGACGCCCTGCAAGAACCGGGCATTCGTGGTCATGTTACCCATGGTCCAGTTCGGGATCACATCGTAATCCGCGTTCTCGACCTTACGGGCTTCTTCGGTGCTGAACCAGCGTTCCGGAGCTTTCTGGAACTTCAGGAAGTTGGTGTTGAGCGCGTACATGCGGCCCGGACCCGTACCAGAGGTCAGGTCTTCAGCGCACTGTGCGTCATACACCACCGGAACACCGATGAACTCCAGCGTACGGAAACCTGCGTCAGCCATCTTCGCGTTACCAACGCGCTGAATAGCCTGCAAGCTCTCCCAGTACGCCACGAACGGATTCTTCGAGGCGACCCACAGATCGGGCTGATCTGCACCACGAGTGCAGCGGAGCTGCATGTCGTTCATGTCGGCCTGAATGGTCGTCCACGCATTGGCAACGTCCTTGGCCTGATTCTGCCACCACGGATTGGCGACCTGATCAATGCCACCGACGGTGCCTGCACCAGCGGGGTTGTCAGCGACGAGCAGACGGAGACCGCCAAACTCTTTGCCGCCGTCAGCCGTACCCAGAGAGTACAGAGCCTTGCCCGTCTTGTTCCGGAGGCCAGCGATCAGGGCGTCGATGCGGCTTTCGGCAATCGAAATCGCCTGCCACTTCGAGCGGTTCATGATCTTCTCTTTGCCGGAGATGAACGAGAACCCGCCCAGCTGCTTCCAGTCATAGACAGCTGCGTCGACCACTTCCTGCGAAGTGTCGATGGTGAAGGTCTCGAATCCATCGTAGAACTTCGTGGCCAACTCGTTGTACAGGAGGGGTTCGGTCAGATCACGACCACCGCCTGCATTTTTGATGTTGCCACGATCTTCCATGGTGAACAGAAGACCATTGTGATTGGTGACGTTATCCGCCAGAGAGCCTCGCTTGCGAAGCGTGGTCGCCACCAATTCTGTGAGATTAACAGCCATTGGTTTGATACCTCATCAAAAAAATTTAACCAACCCTGCGGTTCAGCTGGTCGAAAACATCGTTCAAGTCATCACTGAGCGATTGCTTTGGAACCTTCACTGAAGAAGCAGGACTCTTCGCAACTACGTCAACGCTCCGGGTCGCTTTATTCCGTCTCACTTGCCCATTGTTCGGGGCGGAGCTTGCAGCACGTAATGACGGGTCCATGTTCACGGCGAGGTCATACGCCTGTGCCACCTGATCACGGATAGACAGAGGCTGTCCGTATTCATTCGTGTCACGTACGAGACCACCGCGAATCAACCCGGCAATGGCTGGTGCTACCTTTTCGATATGGGGGTGAGCGGGTTTGCCATCCTTTTGTTCGCTGATGAAGTCATTCAGTCCTTGTTGGACCTCGTTATAACGGGCAATTTGCGCCTGCTCAGTTTGAGAAACTTGCTGCTGTTGCAGGGTTCCCATCAGCTGATTAATGCGCTGTTCTTGCTCCGCTAATTGTGCCTTCGCCTGACGCTCAAAGGGGTTCAGGTATTCATCGCTGAACTGATCTTCTTGCTTCAGTGTCGAAGGGTCAACGCCGTATGCAGCTGCCATGTCCTTTAACGCTTGCTCTGGACCAACATTGGCGAGGTGCGCGGACCATGCCATCTGCGTACGGAAGGCTTGCACGGGATCGACGTTCAGGCGCTCAAACACGTTCTGATGCTGTTGTAAGGTCTCCAGCATGGGCTGAACGGTCTGGCGCATTCCGGCCAAATCCTGTGTTGCCTGAGTATATGACGCCTGCATGGGCTTGTAGATGCCTTCCAGCATCGCCTTACGGGCGTTCGGTGGGAGGTTGTTGTAAACCTCCTTGATCTCGTTCGGCCAGCGTTCAGGGGCTGGCTCGTTGTAGTCGGAGTCGGCAGCTTCTTCGATCTCGTCTTTCAGCTGCTGGTCAAGGGATTCCGATTCTTCGGCGTCCTCTTCTTCCGTTACCTCCGCTACCTCCGCTTCCTCGTCCACCTCAGTGGCTTCTGCGGTCTCTTCAAATTCCTCCACTTCCGATGTTTCTTCCGCATCCATTTCATCGTATGCGGCTGAAAGCTCATCAGATATGGAGATGCTTTCTGGCGCTTGCTGCTCTGTTGCAGGGTCCATTTGCTTCTCCGTTAAACTATGTCCAAAAGTCCTTGATTACGCATGGTATCAGATAGCTCTTTCTTTGGCGTAATCTTCTCGATACTCTCGTTGATTTCCTTGAGAGTCTTGCTGTGTTCCTCGTCGGTTGGAGGCCCAACATCGTTCATGTCGACGAAGTTGTTTCGCTTCATGTACTCCCGGTTCTGCCGGGTCGTGGTAATGACCGGACGATCCGGGGTGGCAACGTGACGAAACGGTTCAATAACCGGATCAACCCAGTGTACCTGCGGCGGCACAGTAAAGTGCTGGCCCATGATCTGGTCGCAGCACTTTGGACGATCCTCCTCCACGTGCGTGATGGGCAAGACCACGTTCTGCTTCATGGTCTTGCACACACCACATTTGAAGTCGTAAACAGGCATTATTCAGCTGGTTCGTAGTACGGGTACTTGGCCATGAACTCACCCGTCTTGCCCGTCATCACTGACCACTGGTATTCCCAGTCCAGCTTGGCGCACGTACGGTCGGCGGCAGCGTCGATGATCTCGATGATGTCCGGCTGCGTCCAGTACGCTTCGACGCGCTGACGTGCCACGACGGGTCCGGCGTTTCCAGCCCACGGCATGGCGTAACCTTCCAGCTCTCCGCCTTCGATGTTGATGTCATCGAGGATGTAGCCGTAACGCTTCAGGCCACCGATGACACCCAGCCCGAAATGCTCCGTCTGCTCCTTGACGTACAGGTCCATGTAGCTCTCCGGCACGTCAGACAGATCGTCGGCCAGCGGCACCACGTACTTGGTGTTGAACTCTTTCAGGTGCTGGGCGTACATGCGGCCTGCACGATCTCCGGCCATCAGGCGTTCGCGGTGTTCCAGCGCGGGTTTGAAGTCGCGGCCCATCAGGTCGTCGGTTGCCGTCCAGTACGGGTTATCTTCAACCACCTCTTCCTCGATGATCTCGACGATCCTCGCCTTGATCTGAGCGTTCTCCGCGTTGAGTTCCGCAATGGTGTCTTCGTTCATTGCGTAACGCATTTGCAGCAGTTCTAGTTCAGTCATTTGGAATCCTCCAACAGTTTGTCGTATTGACCACTCAGCCACAGTGCCTGAGCAGCTCCATCTACTCCAGCCTTCTGTGCCATGTAGCGCACTTGCGACGGAGTGTACTTCAGCAATTTCGACAGGTCAGCGTCGGCCACTTTCCGGAGCATAACAGCCGCTTTCGAGCCGGATGGTGTAAGCGCCTTGAAAACATTCCGTACCGTTTTCGGGATGCTACCCCAGTCGGCTTTCTGATTGACTCGCGCTTCGATATACGGCCTGAGTTCCGCATACTGACCCCATTGTTTGTTGACTTCCCGGTAGCCGGGGATTTTCAGATCGAGCTGTTCTTTCGCGCCACGGCCACCGAAGCGGTTGATCTCTTCGGTCGGAGTGCCACGCTTGCCTTGAGCAGCCTTTCGGTACGCTTTCTGATACGCAGTACGCTTCAGATCGTGCATCTCTGGTCCGGTCAGACCCGGGCGTTGCCCGTATTCAGGATCGAGCCTTCCGCCTTCGACACGTCCGTATCTGTGCCACAGCTCATCCAGTTTGTTATCTATCTTGGCCAGAGCCTCCCTCGAATTGAAGTCGTTGACGTACGACCGCCGCAGCTGTTCCAGCTTTTCGGTTACGGCAGAGATGGGCATGACCTTGAGATCAGCTGCTGCAACCAGATCGTTCAGCTGCTCATCCAGTGCCGCAATGTTCCTCTTGGTTTTGGCCAGACCTCTGGGAGTTCCATAGATTCCTTCACGTGCGCCGAACCGTGCCAGCTCAAGACCTTCCGGCCCCATGGATTTCGGGATGTTCATGTCGGCACGGTACAGGCGATTCGAGGCCGCGCCTGCGGTTCTCTTGGTGGTGTCGACGGCCTTCTTGATTGGCCGTACGCCGCCTGCCAACCCACCGCCATGCAGAACCATGGCCGCATCAAACGGATGTTCCTTGATCGTTTCAGCAGCCGCTTCCAGCGTCCCGAAATTCTCTTTCACGTTGGCAATGACGGCGTCAGCCGTATCTTCCCGGCCCGGTGTGGGCGGGATTTCCTCTCCGGTCACGAACTCATCAAACTTGCGACCACCTTTTTCCATGAACCCGCCGGCAAGCTCACCCGTCATCCGTGCCGTTTCTACCGGGTGAGAGGCCAAGTCGACGGTCTCTTCGTACGCCTGAAACGCATCCGGCACGAAGTTCGACGCGGCTTCGTTCAGCCACTGCTGGGGGCCGAACAACTTGCCCATTGCCTCCTTGAGCCGCCGCTTTTCTTCTTCTTCGACCATTTCCGCAATGGCTGAGCGTTCTTCCTGCTCACCCTCTAGCGCCAGCATTTCTGCGATTGTTGGCATTACCAGCGGTCTCCGACTACTGCGGGTCGCCAGCCGAAGACGGCTTCAAAGTTCTCAAGCGAGTCCTCGCCGTTCTTGACGAGGTCCAGCGCTTTCTCTTGCTGGGCGACGGTGAATGTCTTGCCACCCTTGTCGGCGGCTCGACGGTGCATCATCTTCTTGTTGCTGTAATCGTATGCGTTCTGCTCCAGAATGGCGGCGGCTTCCGCTTCGTTCATCTCGCCAGCCTTCACCGCATTGAAGAAGTTGTTCTCTTCGCGCATGCCGTACAGGGCAATGTCGTATGCCATCAGGATATCGTTCAGCGAGGCGGTCAGCTCATCACCCGGCAGGCCGGAATCGAGCGCCGTCTTGCTGGAGTACAGCAGTTCGACTTCGCGGTTCGAGACGTTACCCAGCGCACCACCTGTCTGGTTGCGTGGGTCGGTTCGCATGTTCTGGAGTTCCTCGAACGCCACGTTGGCCTGCTGGGTCATCAGCATCTGGGCCATGGTGTATGCCGGGGTTCCGGGGATGATTTTGGTCAAGGATGCGAGACCCGTTGACCACGGACTCACCTGACGCAGTGAGCGTTCAATCTGGCGGATCGAGTTGAGCATCGACGCTTTTTCGCGGTTCATGCCCATTTCCATCTGCCATTGTTTTTCCTGCTGTTCCTTCTGGTACTTCTGGCGTTCGTGGATGAAGCCCATCACGTCTTCGGGTTTGAGGTCTTCGTTCGCGCCAAACGTAGCAGCCAGCTCTTCAGGAAGGCCCAGAGCTTGGTACGCCAATGCCCGTTCTCTTTCTTCCTGAGTCGTTCTCGCGTCTGAACGGCTCTCTTCACGGAGTTTACGCTGTTCGTCGAGAAGTGCCTTTTGAGCTTGGGTGCCGAAGGTTTTGTCGACGAGGGCGCGGTCTGCCATGGCTGTTGCCTGAGCTGGTCCCACCAGCGGTACAGCCATTTGGTATATGTCAGAAGCCAGTGCTTGGGCAGCTTGTTGCTGAGCCATGAATGAGCTTTCTTGAGCCTTGTCGACTGCGGCCCGGTACGCATCCCGTTCATCCTTTGAAGTGAATCTCCGGGCAATGCCTTCCAGTACGCCCAGCCGTCCCAGTCCGGTCGTGACCGGAGTTGCTGCGTCCTGATATGCCCGTGCTGCTCCCACCAAATCCCGATTGGCTTGAAACAGCTGCGGATTGTTGCTGGGGTTGGCGAACGCTCCGATGGTTTGAGGCGGCTGTTCCATGTGGCTGAACAACCCCGGACCCATCTGCTGTTCCTGCTGCTGCATTTGCATGGGGTTCGGTGACCCAACGACTTGAGACTGGTCAACCTTGGGCTGAAAAGCCTGAGTGATTTGCATGAGAGCCAAAGGGTTTGTCACGACGGACTCCTTATCCCATCAATTTCATAATCTTCGACAGCATGTCACCGCCATCGAAGATGCCGGAGCCAATCTGGCTGTTGCCCGGTTTGTTTGCCGCTGTATCAACTGCGGTCTGAGGGCCACCGACAGCGCCGCCGAACTCGTCGACTTCGCTCTGGTTTTCCTTGGTCCACTTGTTTGCGCGGTATTTGTCGATCAGGGCTTCGCCAATCTGTGCCACTTTCGGCATACCCCATTCCTGCATTCGGTTGTGGGTATATGCTTCTGGCATCTGCGGCCCCTGCGGCGGCGGTGCTGGCGGTCCCATCTGTGGACGCGGCGGACCCATTTGCGGCTGCTGCGGCTGCTGTGGCTGTTCCTGCTTTTGTTGGCCCATCAGGGCTTGCATGATATCAAACATTAAAATCCACCCAGTCTTCCAAGAATGCCTTGATTTTGTCCGGCGCTGCCAATCGTCTGGTTGAATGCGCCTGTTGGGTCAATAGCTGTCGTACCCGGAACCGGAGTCATGCCCATGAGGGCCATGGTGATCTGGTCCTGATACTGCTGCTGCTGGTCTGAGTATTGGCGGTTACGGAAGTCGATGCCTTCGAGGCCCAGCATCTGGTTGAAGTCCTGTCCCTGACGGTGCAGGTCGAGGTTACCCATGCCCAGTTGGTGGTTCAGGTCGGCGGTGTACCGCTGTGCGTCGATCCCGGCCATGCCCAGATTGTAGTTGTTCTGGATACCCAAGCGGCTGGTCTTGTCCTGCATCGAGGCGATATTGGCCTGATTTTCCAGTCCTGCGTAGCCCAGCTGGTTTTGCTGGTTGCCAAGGTATGCTTGCAGCCTGCGTTGGTCGGCATTGCCTTGCTGGTTCCAGAATGCCTGTTGCATTTGTCCGGCCAGTCCGGCTTGGGCCTGTTTCTGCTGAGCCATCTGGTTCTGGATGCCCTGACCGAACTGCATGGCCCCGAACATGGCGGCGTTTTGCTGGTCGCCCTGCTGCATGGCCATCATCTTTTGCATTTCCTGACCTTGTGCAGAGTTGGGGTCGATGCCTTTGTTGATCATCTCCTGCTGCATGCGGCGATTCTGAGAGGCGTGTTGTGGAGCCATGTACCGCTGCGAGTTCTCGTATGCCGCGTTGGCGTAGTTCTGGACCGAATTGTAATCAGCCGCGTTGGGTTGCGCTCCGGCGATCTGCTGGCCACCGTACTCGTTCAGCCGATCCGGCATCATCGGGTTGAACGATCCATTACCGCCTTGCGGCCCGGTGACGCCACCACCGCCTGCCGTGGCGGGGTCTGGCGCTCCCGGTGGAGCGGGGGGATTGACCAAAAGCGGATTGTTACCGTACGGAGAGTATGGCCCCGGAGCGGGGTTCATAGCCGTAGTTGCCGTACCTCCTTGCTGGAACGGGACGGGTGGCTGTGAGGGGGGCAGTACAGCCGCTGACGCCATTTGTTGTGCCATTATCGGTCTCTCATCCGTGCTTTGTAGTCGTAGTAACCGTTACCTGTGCCGCCTCTGAAGCCTCCATACGGTTCAGTAGCGGGTCCACCACCGGGCGGGGGTCGCACCATCGGTGGAACATCCGGATTTTCCGGCGACACTGCGGGTGGGTAGTTGGAAGCGTCGAGTGACCAGTAGCCACCCTGACGATTCCCGGCTCGTTGGCCGAAGGTATCCTGTTTCAGCGAGAAGGATTTCATGGCTTCGTCGTCGAGAATGCCGTGGCGCTGCATTTGGTTGGCCATTTTCGCGTCGAGCAGGCTGGAAAACTGTGCCGGACTTTGGTACGGCTCGTATCCTTGCCCTTGAGCGCGGCCCAACAGCCGATCTGCGGCGAGATCGAGGCCCGGTTTGAGGGTTTGGCTCTGTGTCCACGTCCCATCCGGGTTCTCTGTCCAGTCCCAGCCGGAGAAGTAGCCGTGCCGATTGGTGCGATTCAGCTCAGCCTGCATCTCCATCAGTTTTTCGATTTGTTTCCAGTCGGCTTTCTGGGATTTACCACCGAAGAGGAAACCAAAGGCGTCAGACAAGAAACTCATGATTCGATCCTTTCGTTTTCAGTATGATACATCAGAACATTGACCCTGTGTTCATGCTCTCGTACGCAGCGCCCCCGCCAGCCGCGCTTCCCATGCCTCCAATGAAGGCTCGAAGAATAATGTCCCGTGTGGCGAGTTTGCGAAGCACTTCGTCTTCGGACATATCCAAGTCAGATGCGGTCTTGGCGACCCGCATATTCATCGCGGCGGTCAGGTTACGTGGGTCGGCTATCCCTGCTTCCTCCGCTCCGGCGAACCATTTGGCTGATTGCCCTTCGGCTGGATCGAGGCCCAATTCTCTGGCGATTTGCGACTGTGCGTTTTCGATATGCGGGTATTCCCGCGCATTCGGGCTGCGTTTCTCTCCGGTGAGGAGGTAGAAGTCGTGGCCGTCGATGGTATATGGTTCGAAGTTGCCCATCCGGTTCCAGAAATACGATGGAGCTTTGATGGGGTTTTTCGGGTCACCCGGTACGCCGTGTTTCAGGTAGTGGCGAATGAGGGGTCTTTGTGCAGTTTTCCATGCGAAGTGACCGTATCCTGACGGGAAGTCGGAGCCTTCGAGGTTGGTCACGTCGATGCCACGCTTGTTGGCGTAGTTCAGGAACGATGCGCGGCGGATTTCCTGATCCACTTTTGAGCGTGGCGACAAGCCGGAGCCGAATCCGGTGAAATCGCGGTAGACATCGAAACCTGTTTCGGGATTGGCGTCGAGAAAAGCGTCGATGATACCGCCTGTGTGATACCAGCGATCACCGCCAATAACCATGCCTTGCTGCATCAGTTCACGCTGACGGTAAAGGTTTTCCGGGGTCAGTATTCCGGGTATGGTGTCCGGGGTCTTAACAGGCTTTCCTGCTGGCGTGATGGTGTATCGAGAAAGCGGTGCCTGAGTGGCGGGTCCAAGGTGTTGAGAGAACTTGTACTCAGGAAATACACCGCCGATATCGAGTCCGACGAAGTCCGGTTTTTCCCGGCCCAGAGCGGCAATGATCTCAGGGGTGGCGTATTGCGGGTTCCATTCATTGCGTTCGGTCTCTACAGCTCCACGTTTCTTATAGCCTTTGACGAGGTATGTATCGAAGGCATCGAGGTTTTTTGCGCCTTCGCCACGGGCGCGAGTCATGGCGGCGGTCATGACGCCACCACGGTCTGAATCCGGGTTTCGGAAGACGTGACCAAGGTAACCGTCCTTGGTTAATGAAAACCCGGCAGTCCCGTCGGGAGTCATGTACACGGTGCCGTCGAAGTCTTGAGGGTTGAACGGGTCTACTTGCGCCCGATCTTGGGCTGACATCTTGGACCGTGCTGCGTTTTGTGCGGCAGCGAACTCAGCGGTAGCTTTTTGAGTGGTGCCTGCTTTAAATTCCTTGGCCTTTACATCCGGCACCTTCGGCTGTGGTTTCCCTGACAGGTCGATGATGCCGCGTTGGGTTCCAGCCGTACCCATGGCTTTCGAGCCAGTGATCATGCTGGGTCTGCTCTTCAGGGCGGCACCCCCGCGCATGAACGCAGGGGTGGCGAAGAGCGAGGTTTGCAGGGTGTGGAGGACGCGTGGGTCTGTGAAGTATTGCTCCAAGGCAGCAGCACCTTCGGGGGCGGCTTCATTGTAGCCTTCCCAGACAAATTCAGCGCCTTCCTTGACGGGCGAGAGGAACCCTTCTTGCAATTCTTCCGTGCGAGGAGATACGTCCAGTTCAGGCAGGTTGGCACGTCGCTCAGCGTTACGTTTGGCAAATTCGGTAGCAGCCTCTTTATTGCCAAAGCCCTGTAGCCAAAGGAGTGGGTCGGCTACAGCTGACGCGCCAAATGACCCCAGATCGAAGAAGGCGTTCCCCCCTGCGGAGAACGCCGTCTCTCCTGCTAGTTTCAGGAGGTCTTTGTACGATTCCCAACCGGGCATCGCTAAAACCTCCTGCTTACGTCTGGACGCCGACGGTCGCGGTGGTAACGGTAGAGCCGTCGTTGGCGGTTACGATGTGGAGATCACCGTCTGCGGTGACGAACATCGCGCCAATCGGGAACGACTTGGTATCGGAGTGGGTTGCAATCCACGTGTCCAGATTTGCTTTTGCAGCAAGGTCTGAACGGTATTCAACGTAGCGTTTTGCCATGATAATGCTCCTTCTTTATATATAGTCTACGGAGTTGTCACCATTGGTTTCTGCGGGGTGTACCTGATGGTGACATTGCAGGCACATTCCCGTATTGCTCCATGATGGCCGATGCGATCCCGCCAAAGATGGGGTCCATGGCCGCTTCGATGTGGTTCATTTCCTGTGGTTGCCGCGCATTGGCTTCGTTGATGGCCATGCGTTCACGCATCCGTTCTTCGTGGAGGTCGGCGTAATACTGATCCAGTTCGGCTTCACGTGAAGAGATATCGCCGTACACTTGGGGTTCGAGGTCATCTCCGAACACGCGCATGAGTATGTCGACTTCACGGTTGGAGAGTTGGCCCAGTGCTTGGTTCTGTCGTGGCGTGGCGTTTTTGAGCCGTTGCATTTCGCCGTACGACATTTTGCCCATAGCCTGTTCGGTCAGGGCGGAGCGCATTTCAGAGAAGAGAGCTGGGTCAATGTTCAGTTCGTTCATCGTCCTTGCCTTTCAGAATCTGAATGGTTTCCGCGTCCTGATTTGCTGCCTTGGATTGTAGCAAATCTGTATTGGCAATGGTCTCTTCGTATTCGGCGGCTTCGGTAGCGACCTGAGCATTGGTCTTGCCTGCCTGAGCGCGTTTGAGCATTGCGTCGGCCTGTTCTTTTTCCGCCTTTGCTGCGGTGGCCATTTGCTGGAGTCGAGTGGCTTCGCCCTGCCAGTATTGGAGCTGCTGTTGAGCCTGCTGCAATTCCTGTTGCGACTGTTGCATCTGCTGGCCCAGCTGTTGGAGTTGTTGCTGGGTCGTGGGCAAGGTAGCCAGAGCTTCGTCGAGACCCCGGTCATACTTGGCGTATGGTTTCAGTGCAGCGCGAAGGACGGCGGCAGCGGCGTCGGCGGGGAAGGCGTTTTGCTGGACCATGGGCAGAACGGCCTGTGAATACTGGGCCACGCCGTTGAGCATTTCCTGAAACGTCTGCTTTTCCTGAAACTCGTCTTTCGCCACGGTCGAATCGGTTTCAATGTCGATCAGGAAGTCCATCAAAATGTCTTGGCTCATGATCTGGGCCAGTTCATCGGAGATGGGCATCTGGGTCATGCGGCTCAGGTTTTCGGGGGTGATGTGGCTGAGCAGCAGTTGGGACATGATCTTCATCATGGACTTGACGGTGTAGTTCACGCACTCGCGTTTACGGGTCAGGCGGATGCCCACCCAACGGCCTTTGATTTCCTGAGCGGCTGCGGTTTCGTACGCATTGGTCACGCCCCGGACGATATCGGAGATGCCCAGAATGTCGTCGACTTGGGCGCGGACCAGTTGGATGTTGTTGTTGAGTTCTTGCAGGACCGCTGATTTTTCCTGAAGCGGAAGGTGGAACATGATCCCGTCGGGACCGCCTGCTGCGGACAGGCGTTGTGACAGTCCGGTAATGGCCACGTATTCACCGTCTTCGGACGCCATCATGTCGGCCAGTTCGGTAATGCCTTGTTCGTATGCGCCTCCGGCCTTGATGGATTCGAGCAGGGCCATACGACGTTCTTGCAGGCGATTGAGTTCCCGGTCGTATTCTTCGATGTAATCGTAATCAGGCTGGGGGATGAGTTCTTCGGACGCGACATTGAGCATCATTGGCTCTGGTCCCGGCCAGAAATCGACCAGTTCCAGTGGATCGTCGTGGATTTCGAGCGGTTCGTCTTCGCCTTTGGCAACGAACAGTACCCGTTTGTTGGGCTTGTCCCAGACTTCGTAAATGTCGATGGTCTTGGACTTCCATGACTCGTAGTTGGATTCGCTATCTTTCTTGGAGCCTTTGACGATCTTGCCGAAGCGTTTCCGGGCTTGGACCGTGGTCATGGGGTGGCGGACATAAATCCAGTCACAGTGTTTCCATGAATTACCGGGTTCCCAGCCGAAGCGTCTCCACGGCACATATTCCCAGCGAATGGATTGTGCGCCGACTGTTTCTTCGACTTCTTCCCGTTCACCGACTTGGACTTCACCCATCATGGGTGTGCCTGTCTCGTCGAAGCCCATGACCTGTTCGCCCATAATGGGAACGGGGTATGTGGTTTCGTTGATGACAGAGTCGATTTTGACGCGAGGCCAGCCCAGTCCAATGGCGAGATAATCGTCGATGGTCCGGTGCATGACGGAGTCAAATGAAGGGTGGTCGACACAGTATGCCAATCCACGCTGGATGATCCGTGCAATGGCCTGATACTGGGGGGTGGTTTCAGGCGCACGGCACCGGACATCCGGTACGGGCTGATTGGAATAAACGCCTGTGTGTTCGACGTTTACAACGGACCAGTAGAGTGGAACGTAGAGGTCGTCTTCGGCGCGGAAAATCTTTTCGACATTCTTGGCGTGGTCTCGAAACTTTTTGTGGGCTTTTTCTTCTTTCTCGATGCGTGACATCCACGCCTTTTGAAGTCTTACCGCATCCATCTACTCTTCCTCTTGGGGTACTTTGGCGGCATGAAGGATTTTACCTTCATTGGCTCACCCCCGAAACTCCCGCCAATGATAACAGGTTTTTTGTCCTCTTCCACACGTGGCGCGTGTTCCCACATGACTTCAAGCCGTAAACACAAGTTGGCAAAAGAGTCGACATCGTGATCGTCGTTTGTGTTGGGAAAACGCAGACA